CAATAAAACGATGATGACAGACATTGCTGACCGGCTTGGCAGTGGTGAGACATTGCTTAGCATCTGCAAGGATCCGGGCATGCCGGGCTATCGGACGGTCACAAGGTCAGTGCTTAACGATGATGAGCTGTTTGAGATCTATCGCAGAGGCAGGGTGATGCAGGCTGAGTTCTATGCTGATCACATCAATGATCTTGCCATGTCACCGCTACCATCAGAGCTGGATCCAAGGATGCTCAATGCTGAGGTGCAGCGCCGTAGACTTGAGGTTGATACATTGAAGTTCACGATGGCTAAGCTACAGCCATGGGGCTTGAGAGATAAGCGAGAGGATGCACCAGCTCAGCAAAGCATCACGATTAGCTGGGAAGGTGGAGAGGTAAAGGCAGAGGAAGGACAGGGGTAAGGCTCCCTATATATCAGCGCTGCCTGTGGCCGAGCTTCGCGCGTGAAGCAGCTATCGATGCACCGCCTGATTAGAGCGGTGACCTTTGATGCTGTATCCCGCAGGATTGCTGGGGAAAGAAGGGCATGCCTGATTGTTTGGCAACAACATGGCAACGCTTTGCCTAGAATGTTGGTCAGGTTTTCGGGATATGCCTGACCCCACCCTCCGATATTTTACCGCGCCCTCTAGTATCAATAATCTTCCCGACTAATGGAGCCTCACATCCATGCAGATTGTCATCCCCTATGCACCCAGACCGCTCCAGAAAAAGCTGCATGACCAGCTTGCTGAGAAGCGTTGGGGCGTAGTTGTATGCCATCGCCGGTTTGGCAAGACAGTCATGGCGGTCAACCATTTGTTGCGTGATGCGATAATGAACGACAAGCCCAGCCCACGCTATGCGTACATGGCACCCACTTATCGGCAAGCCAAGAATGTGGCATGGGATTATTTAAAGCAGTTTGCTGGCAAGATCCCCGGTGTGCGGTTTCATGAGACTGAGCTGCGTTGTGATCTGCCGACAGGGGCTAGGATTAGCCTGTTGGGCGCTGAGAACCCCGATAGCTTGCGAGGGATCTATCTAGACGGCTGTATCATGGATGAGGTAGCCGACATGCCTGAGAGCGTGTTCCCGGAGATCCTACGGCCAGCATTGTCTGACCGGCAGGGCTGGTGCGTGTTTGTGGGAACGCCGCGCGGCACCAACATGTTTTACGATTATTACGAGCTAGCAGCGGCCAACGATGATTGGCTTGCGGCTGTTTATAAGGCCAGCGAGACAGGCATTTTGCCTGATGAGGAGCTAGAAGCTGCAAAGGTGATGATGTCGCCTGACCAGTACGAACAGGAATTTGAGTGTAGCTGGGTGGCGAATGTACCCGGCAGCATTTACGGCAAAGAGATGCAGACGGCGTTGGAAGAGGGTCGCATAACCAATGTGCCGTATGACCCGGCGATGAAGGTACAAACATTTTGGGATCTTGGTGTTGGTGACGCTACTAGTATTTGGTTTGCACAGTCGGGCGGCAGTGCCGGGAAAGGCATTCATGTTATCGATTATTATGAGGCGCGCGGTGAGGGCTTACCGCACTACTGTGCAGTCCTTGCGCGTAAAGGCTATCTGTATGGGGATCACTTTGCGCCTCACGATATTGAGGTGCGTGAGCTTGGTAGCGGCAAAAGTCGCAGAGAGATTGCGTGGGATTTGGGTCTTAATTTCAGAGTGCTACCGAAGCTTCCGCTTGAAGATGGGATCCATGCGGCGCAAATGATGCTCCCGCGTTGTTACTTTGACCGGGATAAATGCAAGGCAGGGCTTGAATCCTTGCGGCAATATCACCGGGCATACAACGAAAAAAGCAGAACATATAGATTGACCCCGGTTCACGACTGGTCATCGCATGCGGCTGACAGCTTTCGCTATATGTCGATTGGTGTTCAAGAAAGCCGCGTAAACGCCCGGCCACCACAACAGGTTGCTGTAACGGCCTATGACCCATTCGCGGCTGCGAGTTAAGGAGAGAGTAATGGCATCGAAAATGGCACCAAAGCGCAAGGTTAATGTTAAAGGCCAAAAGCATTCGCTTGCCTACATTAATGACCGCGAAAAAAGAATGCTTAGAAAAGCCGGTGGATCTGGCAAGCCCGGCCCTAGTGGCATACCGACATATGACGATCTAGATGAAGGTTACGGCGATGAGGATATGGGCGGCGCTGCTGGCGGCTCTCCCGGCACTGGTGGCGGTTCTGCATCTGACGATGTTGGCGGCGGTTTTGGTGGCGGTTCTGATCGTGATGACAACTCTTTTGACACGCCTCAATATGCAAAAGACATAATGGCTGACAAAGTAAAAGCGCGTCCAGAGCCATTCACTGGGCTGGCTAAATACAGTGTTGTGGGCAATATCGGAAACGCGATTGCAAAAACTGTCAGAGGTAAGATTGCAAAAGAACTGAAAGCCGGTGGCATTGCGGTTAAAAACAAAAAAGGTGAAGTCATGGGGGTCATGCATGATGGCCCTTTTGGTCTAGGCAAGGTCTATAGCGGCAGAACGATGGCACCAGAGGATTATGTTGGCCCCGAAGAATTTCGCAACAATGTCACATTGGATGGTGGCGGTGATGGCCGCGATGAAAATATTCGCGGTGGCGCTGCAAACAAAGTGACAAATCCTTCAGATCTAATTGACGGCAAGGTCAACTTACCTGATGCGCCAACTGGCGGTGAGGGCGGTGATGCCACAGACGATGCTAAAAAGAAATCCAAAATGGGCAAGGAATCAACCATAAGCACGACAAGCCAAGGCTTGCTTGGCTCAGCTAAAACACGCAATCGCTCATTAATGTCAGGTCTTATTTCGTGATGGATCTTAAAGGCAAGAAGAACCTTGCTGGCCGTATGGGCATGTCTGCACCCCAGCCAATGAACTTTAGCGGTGCGATGAATGTAAACCCATTGGAGCGCTTGCTGCAAAAAGCTGCCGGTAAAAGCCAAGGCAGATCGATTGCTGGCATCAAAAGAGAGAAACCCAGCAAAATGTCCGGGGGCATGTATTAATGGCAGATCCTGTTAAAAAAGAGGTAGCGGCGCTTGATCGGCGTTTAAAGACGCTGCATAGCAACCGCTCAAACTGGGAAAGCCACTGGCAAGAGCTGGCCGATTACATGCTGCCAAGAAAGGCAGACATTACCAAAAAACGCGCACAAGGCGATAAGCGCACAGAATTAATCTATGACGGCACCGCCATCCACGCGGTTGAGCTGCTAGCGGCCAGCCTTCATGGTATGTTGACCGGCGCATCATCCCCTTGGTTTTCTATGCGCTTTAGAGATCCTATTCTGCAAGACAGCGATGCGGCTAATGAATGGCTGGAAGCCACCACTGATCAGATGTATATGGCGTTTAATCGCTCTAACTTTCAGCAAGAGATCCATGAATTATACTATGATCTGGTTGTGTTTGGCACGGCTGCGATGTTTGTTGAGGCTGGCAATGAAGAAGGGCTGCGCTTTAGCTGCCGCCACATTGCTGAGATTTATATATCTGAAGACGCACAAGGCAAGGTGGACACCGTTTACCGCAAGTTTGAGCTGACAGCCAGAGCCATAGCCACAAGATTTGGTGAAAAGAACTTACCGCAAAAGATCGCCAAGAGCCTGACAGATGATCCATTTAAGGAACATCCGATTGTCCATTGCATCTTTCCGAAAGACGGCATCAGGTCAGATCTGTTTGCCCAAATAGATAAGCCAATCGGCTCCATATATTATTGTGAAGAAACCAAGATGGTGTTGGGTGAGGGCGGCTTTGATGAAATGCCAATGCTGATCCCGCGCTTTAACAAAGACAGCGTGTCAGTCTATGGCAGATCACCCGGCATGACATGCCTAAGTGATACGAAAATGCTGAACAAAATGAGCGAGATCACAATCAGATCAGCTCAAAAGCAGTTAGATCCACCGCTGATGGTGCCTGATGATGGGTTTCTATTGCCGGTCAGAACAACGCCCGGCAGCTTGAACTTTTACCGCACCGGCACAAGAGATCGTCTTGAGCCATTGCAGATGGGCGCTAATAATGCGCTTGGCCTTAATATGGAAGAACAGAGGCGGCAAGCAATCCGCGAGGCTTTCTATGTAGACCAGTTGCTGATGGGGCAAGGTCAAACCATGACCGCAACAGAGGTTCTCCAGCGCAATGAAGAGAAGATGCGGCTGCTTGGCCCTGTTATGGGAAGAATGCAAAGTGAGCTATTACAGCCACTTATCAATCGTTCTTTTGCTATATTGTTAAGACAGGGCGCGTTCCCGACACCGCCCGAAGAGCTGCAAGGTCTGGACATAGATATCGAATATGTCAGCCCATTGGCTAAGTCACAGAAAATGGCTGAGCTGCAATCAACCCTGCGCGGCATCGAAGTGCTATCGCAGTTTGGCGAGATGGCCCCGGTCATGGATTACTTGGATAGCGACAAGATGATTCAATATCTTGTGGATGTTCTTGGCCTACCGGCCAGAGTGATCCGCTCATCCGAAGAGGTGATGATGGTGCGCCGTCAGCAACAACAAGCGGCTGAAGCACAAGCACAAGCGCAGCAACAAGCTGCAAATGCTGAGCAAGCCGGGCAGATAGCGCCATACATCAAGGCAACCGGCGAGGTGCCGCAGATATGAGCGAGAAACAGCTAGACACGCTGCAAGTGCTTTATCGGCAAGTGTTCAATTCAGCCGAAGGGCTAGTTGTGCTGGATGATTTAAAAAAGCGCTTCAGCGTCAACGCCACTACATTTGAGCGCGGCGATCCACATTACTCAGCATATCTGGAAGGGCAGCGATCTGTTGTGCTTTCGATCATGCGCCTAATGGAAGAAAGACAACAACAGCAAGAGGATTAAACCAAAATGAATGACCAAATTGAGACAATCCCGGATGATAGCGGATCTCAGGAAGCGGCACCGGTAGGCTTTCTGGATAGTTTGCCAGAAGAGCTGAGGCATGAGCCGTCACTTAAAAACTTTACAGATTCTGCTGGACTGGCAAAAAGCTATGTCCATGCACAGCGGATGGTTGGTGCAGACAAGATTGCATTGCCCGGCTCCGGCTCCAATGACGATGATTGGATGCCGATCTTTCAAAAGCTTGGCGCGCCAAGCAACGCTGATGGTTACCAATTGCAGAATGTAGAGCTGGACGAAGCCACGCTTCAATCATTCAAAGAAATGGCAGCGTCTAGTGGGATGTTGCCACGACACGCACAAGCAGCGGCTGAGTTCTTACAAAGCCAATCAGCGGCTGGTAGTGAGGCAGCGCAAGCCAATATGGATGCTGTATCACAGCAATGGGATGCAGAGCTGCGCGAAGAATTTGGAATGGCCTACGATGCAAAGCACGAAAGAGCTGCCGCTGCCGGTAAGGCAATGGGCATCGAT